GAAACAATTATTGAAAGATGGAACTCTGTTGTAGGATATAATGATATTGTGTATCATCTTGGAGATGTTATGCTGGGCAATAATGAAGAAGGTTTAAAATTATTAAGCCAACTTAATGGGAATATTATTTTAGCTCTAGGGAACCATGATACGGATACCCGCGAGAAACTATTCAAAACTATTAAAAACATTAAAGATGTTCAAATGGGATATCGTATTAAAGTAGGTAAAAAAACTTTTGTTTTAAGTCATTATCCGCAATTAGTTGCAAATATGGGTGAAAAGAAATTTATTTATAGCCTGCATGGACATACTCATAGTCAAAATAAATGGAGCGACGTGCCACATACTTATAATGTAAATATGGATGCCCACAATTGCTATCCTGTTAATTTAAATACTATTATTGAAGATATCAATAAGAAAGGAGCTTATTAAAATAAATGGAAATATTTGCTATTTTTCTAATTATGGTTATTGCAATAATTCTTTGTGCTATAATTATTTCTATTTTATCTTTTGCTGAAGGCTGGATAATTGGAATATTCATTAAGAAAATTTTTGGAGTAACTTTTTGTGCTGGATTAGCTTTATTACATATTAATATTAGCCCAGATTCAATTCCTTTAATATGTGGAGTAATTAGTGTTATTGGCATGATATTTGGACATAGCGGAACTGGCAATAGTAAAGAATTACAAGAAAAAATTAATAAAATAAGAAGTTAATATTTTATATTAACTTCTTTTTTTTATTTGGCAAAAGTGATTAATTTATCTAAAATGAATTTAATATTTCTTATAAAAGTTTATATTTAAAAAAAATGGAGATATCACATTTATGTTAAATGAGAAAAAAATAAAAAAAGAAGAGGAACTGTGGGCTGCTAAAAAGGATTTAATAAAAAGACAACAAAAAATAGATGAAGAAAAAAAAGAATTACATAAAAAGAAAAAAATTACTACAACAAAATTATTAATTTTATTTTTATTTATAAATTGTACTATTATTGAATTATTTACTGGCTGGACTGTTGTTCAAAGTTTGCAATTAGCAAAATATACCAATTTAGCTCCTGATTTTTCTCCATTAACTACATTAATAGGAGTTACAATAGGAGAAATTTTTTCTTTTGCTATCTACGCTTTAAAATCTACTAAAGAAAATACTAAAAATGGAATTACATATGATATAGCAATGAAACAATTTGAAATAAATAATAATAATGATAATATTGTAGGATAAAGGAGATAAATATTATGGAATTTTTAATTTCTAATTGGGTTTTAATTATTATAATTATTGCGGCTATTGCTGCAATTGGATATGAAATTTATATTTTTATAAAAACCCCAAAAACAGAACAAATTGCAAAAATAAAAGAATGGTTACTTTATGCAGTAACTATAGCAGAAAAAGAATTAGGTTCAGGAACTGGACAAATTAAGCTTAGTTATGTATATAATATGTTTTTAACTAAATTTCCATATCTTTCAAAAATTATTTCTTTTGAATATTTTAGCAATTTAGTAGATGAAGTTTTAGACGAATTTAAAAATATATTAGAACAAAATTCAAATTTACAAAATTATATAAATAAATAATTAAGGAGAATTAATATGAGTAAAAGTAGTTTAGTTAATTACACAAAATTAAGCCCTAATCATAGTGGAACTAGAACACATAAAATTGATAGAATTACTCCACATTGTGTTGTAGGTCAATTAAGTGTAGAAAGTTTAGGAAATACTTTTGCTAATTCAAGTAGACAAGCTAGTTGTAATTATGGCATAGGCACAGATGGTAGGATTCTTCTTTGTGTAGATGAAAATAATCGTTCTTGGTGTAGTTCAAATAATGATAATGACCAAAGGGCTATTACAATAGAATGTGCGTCAGATAAAACCGCCCCTTATGCTTTTAATGATAAAGTATATAATTCATTAATTAATTTATGTATAGATATCTGTAAAAGATATAATAAAACTAAATTAATTTGGATTGAAAATAAAAATACTGCATTAAATTATACTCCAAAAGATGATGAAATGTTATTAACAGTTCATAGATGGTTTGCCGCAAAGTCATGTCCTGGCGACTGGATGTATAATAAAATGGGCAATTTAGCACAAGAGGTGACAAATAAATTGAGCGGGGTGTCGGTTAGTGCAACTTCAACTCCAGCTAAAGTTTCTTCTACCTCAACTTCCGCGTATAAAGTCAAGGTAACCGCAAGTATTTTAAATATTAGAAGTGGTGCTGGGACTACTTATCCTATTGTTGGTAAAATTACTGATAAAGGTACTTATACTATTGTTCAAGAAAATAATGGTTGGGGTAAGTTAAAATCAGGTGCCGGTTGGATTTCTTTAAAGTATACTGAGAAAGTGTAATATAAGTGAGTAGCATTTTGCTACTCACTTATTTTTTTTATTTATTTTAACTAATTTTTAGTAAAGGTATTTGATTTTCTTCAAAAATTATATTATAATAAGAATGAAATAAAAAATAGCTTACTCAATTATTATAAAATAGGAAAGGATAGTTTAAAAAAAATGATAGAAATTTATACTGATGGAAGTAGTAAAGGTAATCCCGGTCCGGGTGGTTATGCTATTGTAATAAAAGATAAAGAAACTCAAAAAATAATTGATTGTGAAAATGTTCAAGAACCTCTTATTACTAATAATCAAGCTGAATTAAAAGCTATTCTTTTAGCTTTTGAATTAGCACAAACTAGATTTAAAAATGAAACTTGTTTAATATATTCAGATTCTGCATATTGTGTTAATATATGTAATTCATGGATATATTTATGGGCAAAGAATAATTGGATAAATAGCAAAAAGAAACAAATAGAAAATATTGATTTAATTAAATCTCTTTATAATTATCTTACCATAGATTTTTTTAATTGTCAAGTAATCCATTGTAAATCTCATTGTGGAATTTTAGAAAATGAACTTGCAGATGCACTTGCTACTAATAATAAAACTAAAATTGCCAAAATTATAAATAATGCTACTTTACAAGGATTAATATAAAAAAATTGACTAATTTTATAAAATATGATATAATTAATTATAATAAAAAATTGTAAATATTTATTTTATATTATCCCAAGATAAAATTTGGGTAACATTAAATAATATAAATATATTAAATTTTATATATTTAAAAAAGAAAGGTATAAAATTATGTTATATATTTTAAAAGATGGAACTCAAGTACAATCAATCCCAATAGGACAGTCTTCAGTAAAAATCGGAGAAACAAATCCTGATGGAATGCTCACCGTGTGTGATAGAGGACCTGCTCCAAAATCGGGAAGAGGAGCTACTATAATTTGTAAATGTAAATGTGGTAATTATACTTTATTAAAATTAAATGCTTTTAGAAATGGCTCTACTAAATCCTGCGGATGTTATAATAAAGAGCTTCATAAAAAAATGTGTGAAAAAATTGGAAAAAAATCTTATTCAAAAGATTATTCAAAAATAGATAATCCTTTTTATAAATTTATAGAACCAACAAATGAAAAAAATGCTTGTGGAATATATTGGGTTATAGAATGTAAAAAATGTGGTAAAAGATTTAAAGAAATTCCCTCCCAATTAATTTCCTTAAAAAGAAATCGAGGTAATAATCCATGTGATTGTTATAAAAATATTAGTAAGGGAGAATTAAAAATAGAAAATTTATTGAAACAAAATAATTTATCTTTTATTAAAGAAAAAACTTTTAACACTTGTATTTTTCCTAATACTAATTATTTTGCAAAATTTGATTTTTATATTGATAATAAATATTTAATTGAATATGATGGAGAACAACATTTTTATCCTATGTCTTTTGGAAGTCAAAAAGAAACTGGTACTGAAAAATTATTAAAAACACAAGAACGAGATAAATTTAAAAATCAATGGTGCAAAGATAATAATATTCCTTTAATAAGAATACCTTATACACATTATAACAATTTATGTATAGAAGATTTAAAATTAGAAACAAGTAAATTTATTATATAATTTAATATTATATAAAAGAAAGGAAAATAATATAATTATGACAAATAATAGTTATACAACAGATACTATTCAAAAATTAAATTTTTTTGAAGCTGTTAGAAAGTATCCCGGTATGTATATAGGTTCAAAAGATATAGATGGACTTCATCATTTAGCAAAAGAAATTATTTCAAATAGTATAGATGAGTATTTAAATGGTAGCTGCACTAAAATTGATTTAGTATTATTTAAAGATGGAAGCTTAAAAATTTCTGATAATGGAAGAGGAATTCCGATTGGGCAAAAAGAAAATGGAAAAACTGCATTAGAACTTTGTTTTACAGAAGAGCATGCGGGAGGTAAATTTCTTAATGCAACAGGACAAAGCGGATATAATTCAGCTGGTGGGATGCACGGTCTTGGAGCTAAATGTGTAAATGCACTTTCTAGTAAAATGTTTGTACAATCTATTAGAGATGGGAAAATAGAACAAATATATTTTAAAAATGGAATAAAAATTTCTCATACTATAGAAGATTTTAAAGATAAAAAAACAAGTGGCGTTCAAGTACAGTTTTATCCAGATTCAAAATATCTTGAAGAGGTTAAATTTGATGCAAAAAGATTAAAAACTCAAATTCAAGAATTTAGTTTTTTATGTAAAGGACTTACTTTTACTTTATATGATGAAGAACTTGATGAAAAAAATTCTTATATTTCTAATAATGGACTTTATGATTATCTTGAATATCTTAATAAAAATAAAAATTTTATTTGTTCGCCTTTTTATTTTGAAGAAAATGAAGGCACTTTTCAAGTAGAAGTAGCTTTTGGATATAATGATTCATATAATTCGATAGTAAAATTATATACAAATAATATTCCTCAAAATAAAGGTACTCATTTAACTGGTTTTAAAACGGCCTTTACATCAACTTTAAATACATTCGCAAAAGAAAAAAAATGGCTTAAAGATAAAGATGAAAATCTTCAAGGCTCAGATTTTGAAGAAGGACAACTTTTAATTATTAATTTTAAAATGATTGACCCAGTTTTTAAAGGACAAAATAAAGAAGAATTAAGCTCATCTGAAGGAAGAACTTATGTTCAAAAATTTTCTACTAAAGCATTAAAAGAATTATTTGAAATTAATGAAAAAGAAATTAAAAAAATTTTTGATAAGTCGATTAATGCTCGTAAAGCGAGGGAAGCCGCAAAGAAAGCTAGAGAAGCTGTTAGAGATAAAGAAAAGAAAAAGAAAGAGAAAGTTTTAAAATTTGATAGTAAACTTGCAGATTGCTATTCGAAAGATAGATTAAGTTGTGAGATATATATAGTGGAAGGTGATTCAGCCTCAGGAAACTTAAAGATGGCTCGTGATAATAAATATCAAGCTGTAATGCCAGTAAGAGGTAAAATATTGAATACCCAAAAAGCTAGTCTTGCACAGATACAAAAAAACGCTGAAATTATGACAATGATTGATGCTTTTGGATTACATATTGACCCTAAAACTATGAAAGTTACATATGATAAAGAAGATTTGCGGTATGGGAAAATTATAATCATGAGTGATGGAGACGTAGATGGCGCCCATATTAAGAATCTATTCTATACATTTATATGGAATTTTTGCCCAGAACTTATTATAGATGGATATGTTTATGCAGGTGTTCCACCTCTTTATAAAATTACAATAGGAAAAGAATATAAATATCTTAAAAATGATGAAGCGCTTGAAGAGTTTAGAAAAGCTAATCAAGGTAAAAAATATTTGGTTAATCGTATGAAGGGCCTCGGTGAGATGAGCGTTGAAGAGACGGAAGAAACTCTAACGAAGCCAGACCAACGCATTATTAAACAAATTACTGTAGAAGATGTAGATGCAACAAATATTCTTTTTGAACAATTAATGGGAAATGGTGTGACAGCACGTAAAGCCTATATTAAAGAGCATAGTAAGGAGGCTACTTATAATGAAGAATGATGTTAAACAAGAGCTTGGTACAAACTTTATTGAATACGCGGTTGCTGTCAACACGGACCGAGCTATTCCAGATGCAAAATCTGGATTAAAGCCAGTAGCAAAGAGAATTTTATGGTCTGCATTTGAAGAAGGAAGATTATTTTCTAAACCTCATGTAAAAGCTGCTAGAATTGTTGGAGATGTAATGGGTAAATATCATCCTCATGGAGACTCAAGTATATATGGCGCAATGACTAGATTATCTCAGAATTGGGTTATGCGTTATCCGCTTATAGATTGGCATGGAAGTAATGGAAATATATCAGGTGATGGGGCTGCCGCAATGCGATATACAGAGGCAAGATTATCTAAACTTGCGGAAGATGGAATGTTAGCTGGAATTAAAAAGAGAAATGTTGATTTTACAGTTAATTTTGATGAAACCCTTGATGAGCCTGTAACTCTTCCCGCAACTTTTCCTAATCTTCTTTGTAATCCAAATACAGGTATCGGAGTAGCAATGGCTTGTAATTGGTTGCCGCATAATTTAAATGAAGTTGCTCAAGCTATATATGATTATATAGATGGAAAAGAGGTTACTTTAGCAGGTCCTGATTTTCCAACTGGCGGAATTATAATAAATAAAAATGATATTCCTGAGATTATGAAAACTGGACATGGAAGTGTAAAAGTTAGAGGAAAATATAAAACTGAAAAGCAGAATATAGTATTCTATGAAATTCCTTATGGCACTACTATTGAAGGATTATTAGATGAAATAAGTAAAGTTTGTGATGCAAAAGAGATTGAAGGTATATCTGAAATTCGTGATGAAAGTAATAAAAAAGGAATTAGAATTGTTATAGAATGTGAGAAAGGCGTAAATCTTGATTCTATAGCTATGAAACTTTATAGTAAAACTAATCTTCAAACTTCAATTTCATACAATCAAGTAGCTTTAATTGATAAAACACCAGTTGAATTAAATTTAATTGATTGTATTAAAATATATATTGAACATAATATTAATTGCATACAAAAAGAAGCTGAATTTGATTTAAAAAAAGCTACAGATAGATTGGAAATAGTAAATGGCTTAATTAAGGCTCTTGAAGATATAGATAATATTATAGCTTTAATAAAGAAATCTGAAAGTGCGGCAATGGCTAAAGAATATTTAATGATAAAATATCATTTTACTGAAAATCAAGCTAAAGCAATTTTGGCTATGAGATTAAGTAGTTTAGCTAAATTAGAGAAAGTTGAATTAAATCAAGAGAAGAATGAACTAGAAAATAAAATAACTGATTTAAATGAAATTATTGCAAGTCAATCAAGAAAAGAAAATATTTTAAGAGAAAGACTTCAATCTCTTGTAAATAAGTATGGTGATGCTAGAAGGACAGAACTTGCACAAATTGAAGTTCCAAAAGAAGAAAAAGAAATTGCGGAAGTTATCCCAGAAGATGTAGTTGTTATTCTTACTCAAACTGGTGATATAAAACGTATTCCTAAAACTTCATTTAAGACTCAAAGAAGAGGCGGTAAAGGCGTTAAAAATGAAGATGAAGCTATTTTAACTTCTATTTCTACAAATACTATTGATAACTTATTATTATTTACTTCAAAAGGTAAAATGTATAAATTATTAATAGATAATGTGCCTGTTGGAACTAATTCATCAAAAGGTATAAATGTAAGAAATCTTATTAATATTGAACCAGATGAAAAAATAGTTGCGGCAACCTCTCTACAACATCAAACCAATGCTAAATATGTAGTA